CAGGACGACACGGGCACCTGGAACCTGATCCTGACCTCGGCGGCGATCGCCGCGACCGGCACAATTCGGATGCTGCTCGGGCCGGATGTTGCGGCCGCCGCGAACGTGGCTGCGCAGTGCATCCTGCCGCGCAAGCTCCGCGTTCGCCCGGTTCACGGCAATGCGAACAGCCATACCTACTCGATCGCCTTCCGCGCTCGGTGATCCGTGTGGGAGTTCCCGAATGCCTTGGCTGAATCCGTCCGACGGACGGCGATCCTGCGCGGGCAGCACAAGCACCGCATCGAGATCAGGGACCCTGGCGAGAAGTGGCCGTCTCGGGTCCCGATCGTACCGATCCGAGACAAGTGTCCCCAGGCTCAGACGATCCCGCAGTGGCACGACATCCGACGACCTGACATCGCGGCATGTCGGTTCTGCGGGGCGCTTGTCACGGGGGGACCTGAAAACCGCCCTAGCGGCGGTCTCTAGTCCGGCCGAGAAGACCTCGGGCCGGCGCTATGCCTGTAGCACATGCGGACTTCGGTATTCCGTCGAGGACCTGGAGTACGAGCTGAACGAAGAAGGCCGGCGCATCGGTTGGGTATGCGACGGCTGTAGCTAGGGAGAACGACGTGGCGATCATCAAGCAGGGTGGCTCCAACCCGTACGACGGGCAGGTGATGACCACCCAGGGCTACAAGAACCGGCGGCCTCCGCGCTGCCAGTCTTGTGGCGGGTTCAAAGAAGGGCTGTACGTCCAGAACGGGTACGGCCAGTTCGTGTGCCCTGACTGCGCGAAGCCGAGCGAGCGGGTGATCCTGACGGGTTGCGACCCGGAGAGCTGCGCTTGCGGGGAGCCGTGTGATGGCGACGAGGCCGCCTAGTGCGATCAACTGTTCGACCGCCTGCCAGTTCCACCCCGACAGCATCGGCCAGGACAAGGCCGACCAGCTGAAGTCGTGGTGGGAAGCAGGGGACAGCGCCAGGGTCCTGGGCCGCAAGGCCACCGCGCTCCTCGGTCGCAACGTCGATCACAGCGTCTTCTTCAAGCACGCCAACAACCACTACCGCGAGCTCGTCCAGGAGCCCGAGCCCGAGTCCGGCGACAAGGTTGGCGATCTCCAGATGCTCGACGGGATCATCCAGGCGGCCGCCCGCAACTCGAAGAACTGGAAGCCGACGATTCGCGACGCCCTGGAGGCGATGAAGCTGAAGCTCCAGATCACTGGGAACAGTGCGTTCGACGATATGTTGGCTGCTATGGAGGGGGGTCTTAGCCTCGCCGACGGCATTGAGGAAGACATCGTCGAGGAGTCGGTCGAGGCGGTCCTGAGTCCCGACGAGCGCCCCACCGAGGACGCCGAGGACCTCGAAGAGCCGGCGATCGCGTGACCCCCCAGGAGTTCAGGCGCCTCTGGGCGAGGATGAGCAAGGATGTCCTGCTCTTCCTCAACTTGCTGTGCCCGAAGAAGCCCCACCCGGGCCAGGTGAGGTGGCTCCAGAACTCCGTCCAGTCGATCAACGTCCTCGTCCCCGGCAACCGCTGGGGGAAGTCGACGGTCATTGCCATGAAGCACATCTGGCACTGCGTCTTCAAGGTCGGCCAGACCAAGGAGCAGCGGGACCGCGGCGACCCCTACGAGACGATCTCGGTGGCCCAGTCGGCCGACCAGGCCGAGATCGTCTTCCGGGAGGCGAAGCGGCTGCTCCAGGGCAAGGCGCTGCGCCCCCTGGTCAAGGCATTCAGAAGCTCGCCATTCCCTCACATCGTCTTCCATAACGGCTCCGTCATGCACTGCCGCTCGGCCCACGAGGACGGCAAGTACATCGACGGCCACGCCTACCGCTACCTGTCGATCGACGAGGCCGGCTACATCGGCAACCTGCGGTTCCTGATGAGCTCGGTGATCATCCTCCGCCTGGCCGGCGGCGGCGTGATCGACCTGATCGGGACCCCGAAGGGCTTCAACGACCTGTACTTCTTCTTCGAGCGGGGCCAGCGCGGGGTCGACGGCTACTACAGCCAGCGCGGCTCGATCTACGACAACCCGCACCTGTCGCCCGAGGACCTGGCCGTCCGCGACAAGATGCTCATGTCGGCGGACCCGAAGCTCCGCCAGCAGGCGCTCTACGGCGACTTCGTCGACTTCACCGGCCTCGCGTTCACCCGCGACCAGCGGGACAACGCCTTCGAGCCTGGGATGCGCGAGCACGAGCCCTGGCAGGAGGGCCACAAGTACGTCGCTGCCTGGGACCTGGGCCGGACCACGGACTTCACGGTCGGGATCGTCCTGGACATCACCACGCGCCCCTGGCGGCTCGTCAGCTTCACCCGCCTGAACCGGGTCGCCTGGGAGGAGATTTACGCCACGATCAAGCGGGTCGGGAAGGAGTACCACGTCAACTGGTCCGTGATCGACGCGACCGGCCCCCAGGGCGACGTGATCGAGGAGGAGCTCGCCAAGCGGAACATCGCTGTGTACGGCTACAAGTCCTCGACCAAGACTCTGAAGATCGACCTCATCAACGGCCTCCAGGAGGCGCTCGACTGGGGTCGGAAGGCCGTCGAGATCGTCGAGGAGACCGACGAGAACGGCATGGTGATGAAGATTCCGATCCTCCAGGAGCCCGGGACCGGCTGGGGTGCGCTGCGGCTGCCCTGCATCACCCAGCTGATGGACGAGATGGGCGTCTACTCGATCGACGACAAGGACATTCCCTTCACCGACTCGGTCATGTCGCTCGCCCTGGCGGTCCATGCGGCGATGGAGATGGAGGGCGTCGGCGAGATCGCCCTCGGAGGGCTCTATGGCGGCTTCGAGCCCCCGACACACGTCTATCTGACCGAGGAAGACAAGCTCCTGGCGGAGTCCAACGGGGTCGTCGAGCGCGCCGCTTAGTTTGTCCCTTGCGCCCCGATTCCCTGGCAGCTACCGTTACTACGTAGAGGACCCCCTCGCGTTCGCCCCGGCTAGGGAGAGGCGAACCAGGGGGTCCTTTTGCTTGCTAGGGAGCAAATATGACCCGAACCGAGGTCATCGACCTTTACGCCGACCTGCGCGCGACGTGGGCCAATCGAAACGGTGAATACGACCTCTCTCGCCGGCGCTATTTCGGCGAGCACTGGACGAACCCGGACAACCCGCTACCCCAGAACCGCTACGCCCTCACCCTCAACTACCTGAAGCCCTTCACGGACAAGAGCATCCAGCTCCTGGTGGGCCGGCTGCCCGCGATCCAGGTCATGCCCCCGGGCGTGGACGAGGCGTCACGGCGCCTGGCCGAGCAGGAGGAGGGCATCCTCTACGGGACCTGGGAGTACAACAACGCCCCCGAGGTCTTCCAGATGACCGCCTGGGACTCGTTCGTCCTGCGGCGCGGCCTGATCTACGTCTGGTGGGATGCCGACGCCGAGATGGTGCGGTTCAAGAACTGCGCCCCCGAGCACTTCTACCCGGAGTACGACGGGCAGGACATCTACCGGGCGATCTACGTCCAGCGGCGGAACACGGCGGCCCTGAAGAAGCAGTTCCCCGGCTATGCGGACGACATCGAGGATGACGATGCCATGAACTACGAGTTCGTGGCCGGCTCCAGCCTCGATCGCATCGGCGCCCGCGGCCAGACGACCGTCTTCGATGTCTACGAGGCCGACGGGCACTTCACCCGGGTCATGGGCAACGCGATCATCGAGCTCGACCTGAAGCTGCCCTTCAAGGGCATCCCGTTCATCGAGTTCCCCTGCTTCCCGGTGTCGGGCGAGACGGAGCCGCTGAACCTCCTCGACCAGCTCGTCGAGCTGAACCAGTACCTCGATCAGCTCGTCTCCCAGAACGCGGACATCATCAGCAAGTACGCCAACCCGACGATCCTCGACAAGCAGTCGGGTCAGAGCGCCGAGGCGATCCGCAAGGCGATGGGCGCCCCCGGCGCGGTCATCCCGATCCGTCGCGACGGCAACATCGAGCTCCTGAACTGGCAGGGCACCGTCCCGGCGATCAACGACCAGCTGACGTTCGTCCTGGACGCGCTGTTCGACCTGGCGGGCAAGCCGCGGTCGGCCTTCGGCCAGACGGTGACCAACCAGTCGGGCGTCCTGACGAACCTGAGTCTGACGCCGACCCTCCAGAGCAACGAGTACCACGAGAGCATGTGGGGCACCCGCCTCTCGAAGCTCAACGAGTGGATTCTGGCGCTCTGGGAGCAGAACAAGTCCGGCGACCTGATCTCGTTCAAGGGCCGCAAGCACACGCAGAGCGGCTCCAGCCAGTACTACGAGGTCGAGATCACCGGCGAGGAGATCGCCGGCTGGTACAAGAACCGGATCAAGTGGCCGTCGGCCGTCCGCGTGGACGACCCGGTGTACGTCCAGAACCTGCTCCAGCAGCTCCAGTCCGATCCGCCTGGCATGAGCCTCTACACCTACCTGGAGAAGGCGGGGATCGAGGATGTCGAGGCGGAGATCGACCGAATCCAGCAGCAGCTGGAGGACCCTCGGATGCATCCCGATCGCCTGAACAGCGCGATCGACGCAGCCACGGCCATTCAGGGTGCGCAACTCCCCGGTCTCGACGCCTTTGGCGGGGGCGGACTGCCTGGCTCTGAGGGCTTGTCCGATTCCCTAGAGGCCGGGGGTAGTCCCCACCGCGACAGCCTGGTGAAGACAGCCAAAACCTCGGAGTACTAACCGTGGCGTCTGGGCAGTACGTCCGCCAGGAACGCATCAACGAGGACACCGGCAAGCACTACTACGTCTGGGTCTGGGTCCCGACCCCGGCCAAGAAGGACGCCAAGTCGAGTGCCGCCGCTGCCGCTGCCGCTCGCGCGCGCGCCGCGGCTGAGGTCCGCCGAAGGAAGGAAGCGGCCGCTAAGCAGGCCGCGATCCTGCGCGCCCGTGCGTCCGCCGCTGCCAAGGCCCGGGCTGACGAGCAGGCCAGGAAGACCGCAGCCCAGGTCGCGGCCGCCCGCCGTCGGGGCGCGTACGAGGACCTCCAGCGCCGTCAGGCCGAGGTCCTGCGCCGGTCGAATCTGATCAAGGCGAACGCCGACGACTACCGCAAGAAGGTCTCGCCCCAGCCTGTCACGCCCCCGAAGCCTGACCTTCGGCGTCCCAGCCAGCGCGTTCGGGCTCAGCAGAACGCAGCCGAGCAGAAGCGCC